GGTGATCCCAACCAAAGTCAATCCCACAGACTTTAGGCCAGTATTCTGGAATCTGAAACGCAGGGATCTTGATAGAGTCTTCGTCAATCGGATAAACCAATCCTGAACCAAGAACAGGAACCCCCTTTGATCGCATATTTCTTTCATGCGGAGGTAATGCTGCAAGTATTTCATTCCTGGTTTGTTCATCTAAATGCGGTGCATCATCCCAAGTTGCATGATACAGCTGTTGTCCTGGTTTCAAATCGTTCATGAACTGAGCAACTGTATTCGTCATACCTTTCTCTGGAGTAAAGGTCATGAAGATTAGTCCTTGAGTTTTCAAGGTTGCTCTGAGTCCTTGTGAATAAATATCCTGTGGTGGTTCTTCGTCTAGCCATACAATGTCTACTGCTTTACCCATCCATTGTTCTTTGCCCTGTTCATAAGACTTGAACCAGATCTTTGAGTTCTTACCTGATGCATGTCTAACAGTAACTGCAGAATAGGCATTAGGAATCCCAGGTAGCCTGTCTGTGTGAACAATCCTGTCTTTAGGAATAAGTCCTTTACCATAGTCTTCTGGATCTCCTGGTTCGCCTAATAGCTCTGCTTGAACAATATCTCTAGTGTTTGCTGTTGTGTTTCCTGCAGCCCATATCTTGATTGCAGAATCAAACTTATGTCCTTCCCACCAATCTGGATAATCTCCAAGTGCATGAATTGCTAGTTCGGCAGCACCGCAGTAGGTTTTACCAACCTTATTCGCTGCCATAAGCAGCCTCTGCTTTGCTCTATTCTTGTTAAGATCTCTCGCTTTATGAAACTCAACTTGATAACCATAAGGGTGGTAATAATGAATCCTGTTGGTATCTTTGAGTTCGGTAAGCTGTTGTAAGACTTTGACCGCTTGTTCTACGTCCGTCATTCAAGGATCTTTTGCCCTGATACCAATGCACCTAAGTCAGCACCTTTCTGTCCTCTAGCTTGTTTTGTAGGATTAAACTTCATCTGTTTTCTTCTAACAAAGCGACTTAACTTCTCTGTACCTAGTGCTGGTCTAAGATCAATCTCTGCATTCCGTCTAGCTTTTGCTCTTTGCTCAACTTCTGGATCAACTCCATAGTTCTTTGCTTCTTCCCAGATAGCACCTTGCTTAGACGAAACATTACTCTTGATATCCTTGGGTACTAGCTTGTCTTTATTCTTAACCTGATCAGGTCTAAGTCCTGCAGTCTTATTAGAATCTACTTCACCCTTAAAAGGGTTCGCGTCTGGTTCAACATCAATGGTTCTCCGTATCCGCATATCATCTGCTTTGGACGTAACGGAAAAACCTTGTTTAACAATGTTTCCAATATTTCTTTTACTGATTTCAGAATAGACTGCTTTGATACTTGGTTTGTCCTGTTCTGCTTTTGGTAAGTCTCCATAATAAGTCAACCAGACTTGTTGCATTGCTTTCGCAACAGGTTTTGCATTAGGAGCTTTTCTAGTCTCATGTTTTAATGCTCTTCTTCCTGCTTCTGTTGGTCCACCAAGCTTAAATGCATCATTAAGTTCCTGAGAAATGTATCCTGCAAATCTAGGTATAAGTTCTTCTTTAATCCCTTGTTGCTTTAATACATTCGATGCAACTTGCTTATAGTCTTTCTTCTGTTTCATGGAAGTTGGAGAGGCTAGACCAGAGGAGCAAACCTAACCTCTCCATTTGGAGCCGCTTCCTTACGACTCACAATCAAGAACACCGACATCTCCATTTCCGTAATGACTTATTAATCCTGCTATTAGGATCTCTTGCTGTCTTTGCAGATGTTAATCTTCTCTTCATTCCGCACATCCTAGAACAAAAAGACTTTCTCCTTGCTGCACGTTTGCCTTTAGGCTTTCTTTCCGTAACAGCCATTTTTAATTTGCTTCCAGGATTCTGCCTACGATAAGAAGCAATACCTTTCCTATTCAATCCACCAGACTTGGATTTACCTTCTTTCCTTTGCCATGCTGGTGACTTTGCCATCAGTTGATTGCTCCAATAGGTTCTTCTTTCATCTCAGGAATAATAAAAGGCGCAGCCTTGGTCTTTAGTTCTTCTTTACCTAACAAGACATCCGCTTTCTCACGACCTACTAAAGACACAAGCTCTGCTTCTAATTGCTTTATATCCTTCTTATCTTCTTCAATCTGTACCTTATCCGTAGCCTTAAACCCTGCTCTATCCATTAAATCTTTAGCAGCTTGATATCTCACCGTATCCGATTCAGATTCCTCCATTAATGCCTTCATTGCAGAAAACGCTTTAGGCGTATGATCTACAAACATCTCAAGCATCCTCTTCTGTATCTGATTCGCTAACTGCCTCTTTAAATTGCAGGCTTGGTTGCTTATGTATTTACCATCCTTGTAACCAGCATCTATTGCTGATTGTCTGGCATTGCCTGTCTCGCAATAAAGATCAACAAACTTAGCCTGCATCTCTAACTGCTTCTTTGAACTCATGCGTAAGTTCCAGATCCTTTCTTCTTCTTAGAAGCTACCATCTTCTTCTTAACCGTCTTATTCTGTTTTTCTTTCTTTGCAGTCTTTTCCGAATCTCTAAAATCCTTTGCACTAGGAGCACCTTCTTCTCCAGGTTTCCTCATTTTCTCTCCAGATCCCTGTTCGATTCTCTTACGCTTTTTATGAATGTTTTCGTAAAGTCCAGCCATGATTAATCCTAATAAGTTTTCTTAGTACGTCCTGGTAAATGCTTCATCATTTTGCGCTTAATATCTTTTATAAGCCCTGCACCCATCGATTTCTTAGCAGTATTAATCGTATACCTTGGATCTACTTTTGCTCCATCTCCAGCACTTGCTCCAAAAGCTAATCGCAACTTCTTATTGTAAGCATCATTGACTACTGATTGCTTCATATGCTGCTGCTTACCCTTGTCCAATAAATTCTGTTTACCAACACTCTGGACTTCTTTAATTTTATGCGATCTGTTATGCATAACTTTTCTCCTGTACCTATAAATAAATAGTTATGTTACTTAACAAGGTAATGTTACAAAAAGTAGAGGATTGACAGGTCCCTGTTGCACAGCAACAGCAGTTTTGTTCCCACCCCCCTTGATATGCAGATTTGTGTGTACACCAGTATGCATTCTTTTTGCGTAGCGATTTTATTATCAATGCAGGTTTTGCAGTTGTAATTACAAATATCAGTACAATATTCTGCTATGCAATACTAACATAGTAATCTCAGGTGTGATTAGTTATGTAACAGCTTTCTGCAGTAATACTACATACCTACCAATAATCTCTATTATCTACAGTAGTATCAGTAATATCTAAAGATATAGATAAGTATATATAATATATATATATATAATAAATATAGAGATGGTATCTGCACTATATAAGCAAGCTTATGCCACCACAAAACGTATGCCACTTGCGTGTCATAGTTTTTGTTGTCATGTCGCTTGCAATATCAAAAGCATACCTAGATAGATCATATATCTACCATTCACGGCATACGCCGGAATAAAAATAATATCCCTTATTTTATGAGGATATTATTTCCTTTCCTCTATTTATCAATCTTTAGCCGAAGGTAACATCATGCTTACATCACTACTGTACTATGTATTGTTTATACAGATCATTTGCTACTTCGTGTGGCAGATCTTTTCATAGGAGAATGCAATGAAAGATAAAAAGTACTTAGAGTTGTTATACAAAGTCAGCGATATACAAAACTATATCGAGGACAGTGAATACAGAACGATCTTTGCTGATTTGAACCAGCAACTGGATCACTTCTACAGAGTAGTTAATGGTGAACGAATGGCTATGCACATTGGTCCACATTGTAAAGTTATAACCGATTGACTTATGGATATTTTCCTCTTTTTTGTGGGAGGAAAATCTCCTTTCTTGTAAACATTAAATCATATGAGGACATAATGATTTTATCTCAGCAAACCAAAGCAACACTCGTTAAATTAGCACAACACATGGAACTCCAGAATGTTGTGAAACTGGACAAACAAAATCGTCAGGAGTTGATACAGCTTATCTGTAAACGTGCGTTAACTAATGAGGATTACATGTCAATGATTACACCAGAACCAAAGCCTGTTGTAGAACAACCAAAGGTTGAACAAGGTGAGATTCTAAAAGACATTTCTACTGCAACAGTAGAGTTTGCTAATGGTCAGAAAGGTGTAATTACATTCATCAAGAATGATGATGATACATGGCGTGTACTTAAAACCAACGGTCGACTTCGATGGTTGCCTATGGAAACAGAATATGATCGTCCATACGATCCTAATAACAGAACAGAACGTGAGATTGTTTCACAGAAACCACGTGAGCTTTCATGGATCAAAACATGGTTGATTAAAAACAATGCAACGATTGTTAATTCACAGATTGCAGTAAAGCAATAGTACACAGCACAGAGGGCATTCGTGAGAGTGCCTTCGATGCTCAATACTGAGCTTTAACAAATGCTATGAGGACAATATGCATTTCAATTTACACAATGAGTACAGGTTATCACCAGATCTCGACCAGTTTGGTGACTTTAGTTATGCGGAAACATCAGAGGTTTCAACTTATCGGCATCCAGATATTCATTACAAAATGGATCTCATGTATGTAACTACAGAAGGACAAGTTTATCCTGCTGTTAAACGCATCAATCATCTGAGTGCTGGTAATGCACACAACAGCTATGAGGATTTAGAGTTTATGATGAAGTCAATGAAGATGTTTGCAGAAAAATATCCTGAGAAGCTGGAAGAGAATCCTGACATTGTTGAACTTGGTGTAGAAGCTTTGTTTCCAAAGTGGATGAACATGTCAAAAATGGATTTTGTCAACATTAAAACAGGTGATTGTGATGGTACTAACATTGGTTTGGAGTTTGATGAAAAGTACATGTCTCTTTACGAACATGAGTCTAGTTACCATTCATTGTCTGCTAGTGAGGAATATGAAGATTACGAGAATGAGATGAAGCAAGTGATGGAAGCTATTGATGAACAAGATTGGCAAACAGTTGAGGCATTTCAGCATCTAGATTCTCATCGTTACGAAATGAAAGCACAGAAAGATATGCCATTGATGGACTTAGAACGTCCAATGAACAGCATGTGATGTATTGGGTTGTTCCCCCTTTTTTGTGAGGGGGAAAACCCTTTTTTGTTATTAATTTATTCATGTGAGGACTTATGCATTATGTAAAACAAAACAATGATTTATGGAAACCGCTTGATTGCCACCTTGAAGAAGAACAAGAACTTGATTTTAGTGAGCCTAATTATGGGCTTTTGCCTGGGTCTGCTGATGACTCAGATTCTCATGACAGCACTTTTCGTGTTGTCGATTCTCTCTTTAATTAATCATCGAAAGGTACAACATGCAGTTAAATCACGCTACACAGGAATTAGACAATATGTTGAGCAATGTCTTGTCAAGTTTCGACAAGGACAAGATCAAAGGTCAAAGCAAAAACATCGGTGATGTAGTCGTTAATGTAGTTAAACAGTGTGGAAACTTAACTGTAAACATTGCAATAGGTGCAGTTTACGGTGTTGGTACAACAGCATTTTTAATGTTTGTGTACCCATTTCGGCTTTTTTACAGACGTGTATTCAAACGTCAGATTGAAATTACTGGTAAGACTAAGGTTAAAGTCTAAAGACAAACTAGGGCTACTTCGGTGGTCCTAGTTTACATAATTAAAAGGAAGTGGAGCGTAATGACTAAATGTGAATTTTGCCAACGTGCAAGCCAACATAAATTTTGCAGTAATGCCTGCGAGATTGAATACGATAATGCTATGTATGAAATGAAAGTATTAGAAGCTTATGAAATCATCTCTAGTCACATTCGAAATACCATTTCAGTCATACCGACTGATACTAGGATTAGAATCGCTGAAAAACTTACAAGTCTTGGACATCAAGACCAATCAAAACATGCCAATTAACAACAGTATCGAGTATGAAACTGTAAGTAATATGGTTGTCAAAGCATATGATTTGTTTTTAGAAATACAGGAACTTTATAAACAGGAAAAAAGGAAGCATGGTTACATTATTGAAGACGGTTGTGAAATACCTGGTGAAGGCGAGTACTTTTCTAGCAAAGGTATTACTTGGCGTTGTATTGAAATACGCTTACCATTGCATGTTTATGCTTGTCAAAAAGACAATGAGCAAACCAAGTCTCTCATACCTATAACTAAAATAGATTTTGTTCACCCATTCTAGTAAAATTTAATATGGATCATCCACTACA